AGGCATGACCCTTATCACCATCGTTACCACATTTGTCAGTAACCTTACCGTCGCCACCACCAGAAGATTTGAGACTGTTTGTTACATCGCCAACTTTATTGTTTTTGCTCTGTAAAGCTTTACCTTTTGAATCAGAGAGAGTCTCAGTAGCAGTGGCTTCACCAGCTACTTCTTGATTGTCTTCTTCAGACTCATCATCCTCTTCTTCATTAGCTTCTTCAGCTTCATCGCCTTCAGAAGCTTCTCCACCTTCAGAGCCTTCAGCTTTATCCTCAGCCTTATCTTCAGAGCCTAAAGCTGCCATTAAAAGATCATGGAGCTTATGAGCTAGCTCCTTATCAAGTTCCAATGTTACTTTTTCCCCTTCACCACTAACTTCATCAGCAGGCTTTTCGCCAGCAGCTGGTAGTGTGAGACCAAGATCTTGTGCATCCTGATCATCCTGGGAAAGACCCATTACTTCTTCAAAAAGTTTATCAAATATATTGCTCATGTAATTATTTATACTCTTAGTTTCACTTTTTCCAACTTTTTCACTAAATTTTTGTGAAGAAAATTTTTCTACCTCTTGAAACGTATCTTTCTTCTTTGCAGTAGTCTTTGGATCGGCATATTTTTTTGGTTCAAAGCCATCAGCAGACTCTGGACCAGAAGTCTTCCCGACAAAGGGTTTCTTCTTTTCTTTTGCATCTTTTGCTAGTTCAAATGTTCCTTTAGGTGGGAACGTTACTTTCTCAGTATAAAAATTTCCTAATTCTATTAGCTCTCTTGCTTTATTCATGTAAATATTTATATTAATGAGCGATATTAATAATAAACAATTTTATCTAGGTAATTCAAATTTACCAAGACCAGATGCAACTTTTGATTATGCCAGTAATCCTCAATGGGTTAAAGAGATAGAGAAATGCAGTAAAAACATATTACATTTTGCAGAAAACTTTTTCTACATAGTAAACCTTGATCAAGGAAGAATTAAAATTAAACTACACTCTTATCAAAAGAAAATTTTAAGAGGATTGAGAGATAATAGATTTGTTGTATTGCTAGCTAGCAGACAAATAGGCCAATCTACGCTTATGACTATATATGCTCTCTGGAATGCATGTTTCACTCCTGATCAACGCATATTAATTGTAGCAAATAAAGAACAGACAGCTATCAACATTTTTAAACGCGTAAGATTAGCTTATGAGCAATTGCCAAATTATCTTAAACCAGGTGCTGTTGAGTATGGAAAAACATCTATGACACTTGGCAACGGGTCATCAATCGGTATTTCAACAACCAGCAGTGATGCAGGTCGTGGTGAATCTGTAAACGTAGTTATTCTGGATGAGTTAGCATTTATTGATAATCACTTAGTGGAAGAATTCTGGAAATCTGTCTATCCAATTATTTCTAGTTCTAAAAAATCAAAAATATTTGTAGCAAGCACACCCAATGGGACAGGAAATTTGTTTCATGAATTATATTCTGGAGCTATAGAAGAGAAGAATGGCTGGCACGCTGAACGCGTCGATTGGTGGGAAGTTCCTGGACGCGATGAAGAGTGGAGAGAAAAAACTATCCGCACTCTTGGAAGCGCTGACGCATTTGATCAGGAGTTTGGAAATGTATTTCTACAAACTGGAGAAAGTTCAATTAATGAAAAACTTTTTGAAGAATTAAAAACTGATATTAGAGAGCCAGATTTTGTATATGATGATGGTAAGTATTTGCTTTGGGATAGCTTTAAGCAAGATCATATATATGTTGCAGGTGTTGATGTTTGTGAAGGTGTTGGAGCTGCTGCAAGTGTAATACAAATACTTGACCTCACTGATTTAAGAAATATTAAACAAGTGGCCTGCTATCATGATAGAAATATTTCTCCATACAATTTTACTGCAAAACTTTTTGACATCTTACAACACTGGGGTATGCCTCCCGCATTGATTGAAAGAAACAATTGTGGTGCACAAGTTGTCGATCAGCTTAAAAATACTCACAATTATGAAAATATAGTATCCTATGGAATAAAAAACCAAGGCAATAAAATAGGTGTACAGGCTCATACTAACACAAAATATAAAGGTGTTACTAATATGAGGTACTGGGTTAATGAATTAAAAGCTGTGAAGATCTTTGATCTAAATACATTAGTAGAGCTAAAAAACTTCGTACGCTATCCAAATGGCACATGGGCAGCAAAATCTGGTGCAGATAATTGGGATGATAGAGTTATGTCTTTAGTATGGGCTTTAGTAATTCTAGAAAATGAATTGTGTGAGAAATATTTTGAGATAGCAGAATTAGATGACAATAAAAAACCACTTAAGCTTAAGCTATTAGATTTTGGTATTAAATATTATGTGAACCCTGCAGGATCATATTACAATGAAAGAGATAAACAAAACTTTAATCCCATGCCTATATTAATACAAGGCAAAAATGAAGATGATTATAATGAACTATCAGATCTTGAATCACATGGTTGGAGGAGATTAAATGGCTAATACAGAATCATATATTCAGAGTCCTTTTAATAAGCAACGTAAAGATAAATTTTTATTTGTTCTTAATTTTCCTGATGCATTAAAAGAGATATCACAAAAAATTAACAGAGGTAATAAACACATTATTCCCGATTCACTTCAATTCTCTGTTTATGGAGCTGTTGTGCCTACAATTGAAGTTCCTAAACTAGATATAAGATACTCCGGTCAAACATTATCACAGTCAAGCTTAGCACGTCCACCATATGAACCCGTTACCGTAAACTTTACAGTTGACAACCGGTTCAATAATTATTGGGTTATATATTCATGGCTCAATATTTTAAATAATACGTATGACAGTACGTTTGATTCAAACAACTTAATTAACAATACAAAGCAAAACACAATATTACACAAAAAAATTCTTGATGATTATAAAGCGGATATATCTCTATTTCCCCTTGATGAGTATAATAAGCGCATTATGGAATTTAAATATACAAGAGCTTTTCCTGTTTCTTTAGGTGGTATTGAATTTAATTATCGCACCCCTGATGAACTAGAAACAAGCTTTACATTTACTTTTTCACAATTATTTGTCAATTTAATTGAAAATGTAGATAATATATAAATATTTTTTCAAAAATTTTACCCCGAAACAAATAAATACTTTATATGGCAAGAACAATTCAGAGCCCCGGTGTACAAATTAGCGAAATAGACCTTTCATTGAGAGCAGTAGGAAATCCTGTTACTACAGTACTTATTCCTGGATTTGCTTCAAAAGGACCTGTTTCCGAACCTATCAAAATTAGCAGCGTTTCTGAATTTGAGCAAATTTATGGCCAGCCTTCCAATGCTGCAGAGAGATATTTTTACCATTCCACTAAAGCTGTCTTGCAGAGCCCCAGCGATGTTTTGGTCTACAGAATACCTTATGGCAATGGACAAGGAATTGATACTACCAATAATTTTAGTGCACTAGTATATCCTGTTGCAACATATGTTGCTGGTGTTTCTTCAACAACACTAAATAGCGTCTCTTCAAATTATTTCTTTGGAGAGCCTACACACTTATCTTTAACACAAGAAGAATATATAAGCATACTCAGAGGTGATGGTTTTTCCTGGGCTGCTGACACAGGCGGTGCAGTAGAATTCAATTCAGTAGCTAGCTTGAGCGGAGCAGGCGTTATTGTTTTAAATAAAGCACAATCCTCCATTAACAATAGGTTTGAAGGCTTTTATATCAACATTGCTGATAATACTAATTTAAACCCTGCTACAGACTTTGATGATGTACATCGCATTTTAACTGTTAATAGTAACAATCCAGCTATTTCCATGGAAGAGTATGTAGAACTTCCTTCCACACGATTAAATTTTGCACTTAGTGCTACTGCTGACGGTAATGGTGGTAGTTTATCAGAAGCAATAGAAAATGTTCCCACTTTTGATATCTCTAGCAATCAATATGATGATACAGTTATCTTTTCTGTAGTTAAGCTCCGTCAATCTGTATTTGCTCCTGACACTATTGCTCTTGACTATGTAATGTCAGAGAGTCTTGTTGGATCATTTGATGCTAACAGACAAATCAACGGAGAGAACGGTGGACCTTCACAGAGCTTTTCACTTGAGACTGAAGATAAAACTCTCCTACAAGCATCTGTACTAATTAATCCATACATTTCAAACAAAAATCAAGCTACATGGCTGGATATTGATGGTATACCTACAAAGAAAGTTCGCTTTAGGTACAAGATTAGCAGTACCCCTTGCTGGTGAAAGCGCAAACGACTATATAGGTCGTGTTGGAGCACCACAAGCGGTAGTTGAAGGCTTTAGAGCTCTTCTTGGTGATGCTGACAGTCTCGTTGCTCTAGGAGATTACCTTAATCAAAATCTTGATACTAAAGAAATTGGTAACCTATCTGCTAAAGTATCAAACATGTTGAACAAGCTCGACAATCAGGATATATATCCTCTCAATTTAGTCATTGAGGCAGGATTGGGTACAGTATTTGTAAACTCTTTAAATCCTGCAACTTCAGGGTATTTTGATGATGCTGCAACCTTTAATTCAATGTTTTATGCAATGACAGCTCAAAGAAGCTCCTCTTTGCCAGAAGCTGCCTCGCTATACAATCAGGTAGCTACTGAGTTTGTATCATTTGCAGGATCTAGACGTAAGGATTGCTTGTTTATTGCTGATCCTCTGACAAATATTCTTGTTTCTGGTGGACTTAAAACAATAAGCGATCCTACAAAGTCGTTCACAAGTGATATATACTGGCCACTAAGAAATCAATTCTCAGTAATAGATTCAAGCTATGCTTGTACTTTTGCAACTGTAGCGAGAATAACAGACATTGCTTCTTCTCTACAGACATATGTTCCATTCTCTGGATTTGCTGCAGCTTCAATGGCTAATACTGATACAAATTATCAGCCTTGGTATGCTCCTGCAGGATTTACCCGCGGTGTTGTGGGTGGCGTAAGCGATATTGCCTACTACCCCAAGCAAAAACAAAGAGATGATCTATATAAGGTTAATTTAAACCCTGTAGCATTCTTCCCTGCTGAAGGCTTTGTGATATTTGGTCAAAAGACTTTACAGAAAAAGCCAAGTGCATTTGATCGTATCAATGTGCGTAGAATGTTCTTGAATCTTGAGACTGCAACACGCAATACAATGAAGTATTTTGTGTTTGAGCCCAACACATTGTTTACACGCACTCAGGTTATCAACACCTTGTCACCCATTTTTGAAAATGCAAAAAACACGCAAGGTATATATGACTATTTAATTATCTGTGATGAGCGCAACAATACACCATCAGTGATTGATGATAATGCTCTTGTTATAGATATATACATCAAGCCTGTAAGAACAGCAGAGTTTATCTTAGCTAACTTCTATGCAACAAGAACGGGAGTAAACTTCCAGGAGATAGTAACCTAAAGAATAAATAATTTTATGTCAGACGTAAACCAACTAATTACAGACTTCTACAGAGTAGCCCAAACCCGCTAGTTCGCTCGTGATTATGCTTTCAGAGTATTATCAATTAATACTGGGGGAGCCAGCACTGTCTCATTTGACAATGATGATTTAGTATATGTCAAAACAGCGACCTTGCCTGAGAGAGCTATTACTAATGTACCTGTTCCTTTCATGGGACTAAACTTTAACTTACCCGGTAATGCCACATACCCTGGTAGTGAAGCATATACATTAACATTTTACGCTGATGCTCAGTCAAAAATCCGTCAGAAATTTGAAACATGGTCACAAGACATTTTTAATGATGGAACAAGCACAGGTAACTACTTTGCCCCTAAACAGACAGCAGTAATTGATCTTGTACAGCTAGACAATCAAATGAATAAAATAGCTCAGTATCAGCTAGTTGGTGTTTCTGTTAGAAGTGTTGGTCCATTGAGCTATAATATCTCTGATGGAACAGGCAACACCATTGAATTTACTACTACTATCTCCTACCATTACTGGAGAAAAACAAGCTAAGTAATTCATTTTCTTCTTAAATAATTAGGTGAACGATCCGTTTACCAATGCACTGCAGTCATTAGGTAATAATTTTACCAATATATCAAATGGCACTAACTCTCTATTTGCACCGCAAGTAATTGATTTATTTGGTTTTAATCTCCCTGGTGTACCATTAATAAGTCCTAGAGATTACTTTCTTGTGCAGATGGAATCATGGTTTACATCGATTCCAATGTCAACACAGTGGATGATTGTAGTAGATAATTACCCACCAGCGTTAAGAACGCAAATAATACAAGGAGTAGAGAGAACTGACGGTGCAAGAAAAGGCTGGGATATTTCATCTGCTAAATCAATCCTTGCAAGCTTTCCCCTTCAAAAAATTGTAGGGTGTTTATTTGCTTATTCTGTTACTATTCCAGTAGAAGAATTTGCCATGGAATCTATATCTGTAAACAATAATAGAGGATTTCTTCCCGGAATATTAGCAGGCAACAGATCTAATACACCACCAGAGCTATCAATTGAATTCAGAGAGACAAACACATCATTCATCGACTTCGTTTTAAAGCCATGGACAATTCTCACATCTCATTTTGGACTAGCAGCTAGACCAAAAGATACTGCTACATCAAAAGACCCGCTTAACATGAAATGCAACATGACACTCTTGCAGTATACAAGAACTTTTAACGGTATCTCTATGATTCCAAGAAAAGTCTATACATTCTACAATTGTGCACCTTACTCTATAAGCACACAGACACTAGATTTCTCAGAAGAGAAAGAACAAATCTATACAACACGTTGGTCATATAGCAATTACACAATTGAAAATAATTTGTACTTGCCTATAGCTGATATTGTTAATAGAATATCTAATGGTGAAATACCTAGAGTCACATCCTTCCAGAACGGTATTGGCTCTATAAACCCATTAGGATTTTTATAATGCAATTTCATTTAACGTTTACTCAGCCTTCAACAAATAAAATTTTTACAGTAAAAGAGCTCACTTTTGAGCAATACAGAATTTTAAATAAATTTATTGGCAATAAAAATAACAAGCATATAAGCGAGTATTTAAATTATATTGTAGAAAACAATTCAAACGCAACATCACTCACAAATTTTGATAAATTTTCACTCTTGTTTCTCTTAAGATTAGCATCTATCTCCTCCGAGGTGGAGATATCCTCTGGAAGCTTTACAAAGAAGACATCTATTATACCCATCTTCACACAACTACAAAGTTTAAACAAATCATTTAAGCGCATCTTTACTCATGATAATTTTACCCTTGAAACCGATTTGCCCAAAAATTTATGCTTTAATGATGTCTATGATCCCTTGTGCTTCTCAATTCAAGAAATTATCATCAATGGTGCCCCCATCAACTACAGCAGTCTCTCAGATGAGGAAAAAATTACAATTTTTGAAAAATTACCATCTTCCATAATTTCAGATTTAAGAGCTTATCAGAATGAAGTATCTTCTGTGTTCAAGCAGTGTGAAATTAAGCTCTTTGATAGTGACCAGTCTTTTATTGTCTCACCTTTTGATAATAATATGTTTGAATT